TAAAGTGCCTGTGTTTTACTACATAGAATATCCTTGGATAGACGATGCTTTAAAGATTGAAATTAAAGCTGCAAACCTTCGCCATAAAACAACTTTAGTACCCAAAGCAGACGAACGCAAAAAGCCTGACAAGTTCTACAGAATAGAAGCAAACCTAGAGCCATTAAATAGAGCTGGTAAATTAATTTTTAACGAAGATTTACAAGGTTCTGAAGATATGGAAAATACCGAAGGACAGTTTTTGGCTTTATCACCAAAAAGTAGAGCCAATGATGATGCGCCTGATGCTGTAGAAGGTGCAAAATGGATTTTTGATAGTAAGACCAATAACGATTACAGTAAAATAACGTCTACAGCATTTAGCAGACAAGACAACCCAAAATATTTTTAAATATGTTATTAATAGAAGATTTAAAAACACATCTATATCCTGAAATAATGGAAACCATTACAAGAGATGAAGAAGATTTAGTTACAGAAGCTATAGAAGTTGCAGAAGGCGAAGCTATTGGTTATTTATCAAGATTTGATACTGATGATTTATTTAGCCAAGAAAATAATGATAGAGATAAAACGCTTTTAGCAAGATTAAAAGATATGACTATTTGGAATCTTTTGGCAGTTTCAAACCCTGATACCGATTTAGATTTTAGAGAAGCAAGATACAAAGCAGCAATTACTTGGTTAATGAAAATACAAGCTGGTAAAGTAACACCTAAAGGCTGGGTTTTATCATCTGTAGAAAGTGCCAACGAACCTTATATAGTAGATAGCCCAGCAAGAAGAATTACTAATTTTTAACCTTTAAAACGCTTTAAAAACCTTTTAAAATGGCAGTAAACAAAAATTTAAGAAGAAATACAGACAAAAGCAAAAAGGTTAAAAATCCTGATAATGCGCCTGTATCCATTGTAAATTATAGTATAGAAACAAGACCTATACAAAGAACTACCCAAGACATCCCAAAATGGCGAAAAGCCATACAAAATGCCGAAGCACACACACCAAGGCGTAAATTGCTTACAGAACTGTATCACGATGTAGTTTTAGATGCACACGTAATTGCTGTTACAGGCAAAAGGCAAGATGCCGTTACAGGTGCAGATTGGAAATTTGTAAACAAAGATGGTGAAGCTGTAGATTTTATTAATGACATTATAGATAGCATAGGGTTTGAAAACTTAGTAAAAGAAATCTTAAACTCCAAATTTTGGGGCTACACCATGCTAGAGCCAAAGTTTTACAAAGCCCATAACGAAAATTGGGAAATGGATGCCAATTTAATACCTCGTAGGCATTACTTCCCTGAAAAGGGTGTAGTTTCTTATGATGGTATTTCTGATGATGGTATTAACGTAAGAGAGGGCATTTACGCAAAAACCATACTAGAAGCTGGCGAAACTACAGATTTAGGCTTGTTTGCATCTGCTGCACAATATTACGTACTTAAAAGAGGTGGTATTGGCGATTACGCTATGTATGTACAAACGTTTGGAAATCCTATTTTAGATGCCACTTGGGATGGTGTAGACGAACAACAACGGCAAAAACTATCTGCTGCCCTTAAAATTGGTGCGGGTGGTACAATTATAAGACCCGACGGTACAGAACTAACCATTATAGAAAGTAAAGGCACACAAGCTTCTGTACACGAAGATTTTAAAAACGCTATGAATACTGAAATTTCTAAAGCCTTGCTAGGTTCTACAGAAACTACAGAAAGTAGCAAAAGTAGTGGTTTTGCACAATCTGAAACGCATAGTAATGCTGATGATAAAAAGTTTACAGGCGATGTTACTTTTGTACGTAAAACTTTAAACAGTCGTTTTATCAAACTTTTAGAAAGTGCTGGGTTTGATACGGAAGGCGGTAAATTTATTGTACAGAAAGAAGATGCAGAAACCAAAGCACAAAAAGTAGCTATTCTAGTAACTGCAAAAGAAAAGTTTAATTTACCAATGAATGATGATGATATCTACGAAGCTACAGGCATCCCAAAACCTGATGATTATGATGCACAAAAAAAGGCGCAAAAAGAAGTAGAAACAGATCCTTTAGAACCTGATAAAAGTCCTGGTAAAAACCCAACTAAAAAAACGGACAAAAAACCCGACAAACCCAAGTCCAAAAAGGACGAAAACGAAGAAGAAGCAGAAGTAAAACTGTTCTCTAAATTTCAAAGTTGGGTAAAAAACGATAGTTTCCTGAAGGATTTTTTTCTAAAAGCCCCAGCGCAAGTTGGGGCGACAATTGGAAAAGTCCACACGATTAATTTATCGTTTGAAGATACTTTAAATAATGATGCTTTTCTGCAACGTATTTATGATGCTAAAGGAAAACTAGAGTTTGATTCTACATTTTTTAACCACACTTTAAAAACGCTTTTAAAAGGGTTTAAAAAAGGTTGGGATAAAGAATTTGTAAAACTAGATGGTGGTGTAGGTTTTGAGTATAATTTTAACGACCCAGCAATGCTTACTGCTTTTGAGTTGAATTTATTCCGTTTTGCTGGTGCAAAAGATTTAGCACTCGTACAAAAACTGAATGCCATTTTTAGAGATAGCACAAGTTTTAAAGATTTTTACGCAAAAGCAAGTGCAGTAACCAAAGTTTTTAATCAAAATTATTTAGAAACAGAATACAATACTGCTTTGCTTACAGGTGAAAGTGCATCTTTATATCAAAGATTAAAAGCGCAGACCGATATATTCCCATATTGGCAATATGTAACGGCTAATGATGAACACGTAAGGCACAGCCACCAACCTTTACACAATTTGGTTTTACCAGCTGAAGATGAACGATGGCAAAAGTTATTCCCCCCAAATGGTTGGAATTGTAGATGCTATGTAAAACCTTTAATGAAAGATCAGTTTACAGGTAATTTTGACAAAGAACGTGTAAAAGCAGATGCCTATTTAAAAAGCCCAGCCTTTGCCAAAGAACAGGCACAAGGTTGGGGTGTAAATCGTGGAGAAATTGGGGAGATTTTTACAGCAAATCAGCAATATATAAATACGTTTCAAGATAACTCTAGTAGTATTTTAAATGAATTATCGGCAGTAAAGTGGGGTTTACCTCAATACAGTAATGCCAAAAAAATAGCGACTGCAAATGCACCTGTAACTATTGATGAAGATTTAATTGTAGAAGAACTTAAAGATTACAATAGCAGAATTATCACTTTAAAAAAGTACCTTATTGTGGGTACTTCAGAAAAAGCGCAATTGGTAACTTCTATGTTAGCAACTGTAAAAAATCCGCATGAAGTATGGGTGCAGAATAATGATGCTGTAAAAAGCTTTGTGTACTTGCATTATTTTAAAGATAAAACCATTGCAGTTCGTGCTATTTTGGAAGATTTAGAATTAACGATTGCAGATTGGGCAGATATTGATGCCAACAAAGATTTAATTAAACAATTTAGAAAAGGTTTACTCGCTTTACAATGAAACACGAAAATCAAATAAATGCTTGGTTTGCAAACTTTCAGTATAAGTTTAGGGCTGGTGTTCCTGAAGTAATTGCCGAAACTGCAACCACTTTTTTTAAAGAACGTTTTAACCCAAGTAACCAAGATTGGGATGGCGTAAAATGGAAACCTTTAAACCCGAGATATGCGGCTAGAAAAACCCGTGGTAAAGGGCGCATATTATATGCAAGTTCTAATTTACAAGCAAGTATTAAACCCAGCTTGGTAACACAAAGACGGGTGCGTATTTCTGCTGGTTCTGCTAAAGTGCCTTATGCACAAATTCATAATGAAGGTTTACGTGTTACAGGTACTTTTCAAGTAAAACAGCATACCAAACCCAATTTTATGGGCAAAGGTAAAAGCCAATTAATTAAGAGCCACAAAAGGGCTGTAAATTATAAAATGCCACAAAGACAATTTATGGGGCATAGTCCACATTTAAACAAAATATTAATAGATAGGCTTACCGCTTTATTTAACAATCAATAAAAATGAAAGAAATATTTTTAGCATTAAGAGCGCAATTAAAGACCATTCCTGAACTTAAATGGATAGATTTAAACAAAGGGCAAATGAATTACGAAAAACCCGCTGTGGCTTTCCCAGCAGTTTTAATCAATATTAATTTACCTCGTACAGAAAATATTACGAAAACTTTACAAGATTGTAATGGATCTATTACGGTACGTGTTTGTTTCGATTTTACAGGCAGAACCAACCACCTTTTAAATGATGCACAAATTGCAAAAAGTTTGGCATATTTTAACTTGATAAATAAGGTTCACGCTAAATTACAGGGTTTTGAAAACGACCATTTTAATAGCTTAAAACGTACAAGTGCTTTAGAGGATGAAAGACCTGATGGCTACAAGGTTATGCCTATAAATTATAGAACTAGCTTTAGAGAAGATTTGGTTACTGAAGAAGTTTAAGCAATTCTAGCAACCCAATTGTAAAAAGGATAAATTTTTTTAAGGTCTGCTGTAGTGGTTTGGTTTTGGGTAAGTTGTTTAACGAGGTCGTATTTTTCTTCTACGTCTTTTATAATGGTATTGCCCCCTAAATCGAACTCGTAAGAAAGTTCGTTAATACAATCATCATAACGTTTACGGCAAATAATAACATAAAAATAGTATCTGTGAGCAAGTTTAATACGTCTGTTATCTATAAAAGTATTTCGCTGATTTTTTACACCAGCTGTGGGTGTGTTTTCAGGTACTAGATTGTTGTATATTTTTTGCTTACCTCTTAACATAGTGCTACAACAAAAATATAGGTTTTACAAACACGTTTGTAAAAAAGTTATGCAACAAAAAAACCACCTTTTAAAGGTGGCTTTTAAATGGGTTTAAAAGATTATTGTTCGTTTAAATCTAAATGTTCAAATAGGTATTTTAATCTTGTAGCTGTTATTGGGAAAATGTAATCATCTTCACCTATTACACCTTCAAAGATTAAAACGCCATCTTGTAGATACATTTTTGTTATTTTATTTTCCATAACTAAAAACATTCTTGTGCTACGGCATCCATTTCTTTTGTTTTTTGGTCTAGTTGCAATTGATACACGTTTTGCAAAGCTGGTGTGGTGGCTTCATTTAACTGTAGCCTTATTGCTTCTGCTTCTTGGCTTAATTCAGATAGTTTTGCGCTGTCTACGCTACAATTTTCAGAACAGCTTGCCATTAAGATTAGGGTAATAATAAAGATTGCTTTTTTCATGGTTTTAATTTTAGGTTAAAGATAAGGTTTAATTAATAAGACATTTGGTTTTTTGTTTTTAGATTTTTGAGAAACTTTTAATAACACCAAAATAAAAAACATTAAAACGTTTTTTATTTTGGTGTTGTAATGCATTAAGTATATACATATCTACAATCAGGCTCGTGGCAAATATCGGCATTGTCTGTTATGGTAACTTCTGTACTTCCACACATTACGCATTCGCTATGTTCGGGATGTTTCTCGCTATTTACTTTTAATTGAGAATAGTCCTTACCGTCAGAATAACGCACAACAACACTTGGTATAGTGCATTGCTTAGTTTCCGCTTGTTTATTATCTTTACTCATAATTCAAAGTTTTGTATTATTAATTAAGTTCGTGCTGTAAGGTCGCAACGACACCATACCATATACGTTATAAACAATTAGGACATGCTGTTAATCCTTGCTCTAATCCCTCTTCCAATGCTTGTTCGTACTTTTTAAATGTTATATAAACAGTATTTTCTCTTACTGTTTTTCTAGAAAATCCATTACTAATATTTATAAATTCACCATAGTAAACTTCTTGTGAATATACTTTATTACCGTGCTTTCTATAAGATGTTATTTGTACATCAATATTTTTAGCTTCTCTTAACCATCTTTGTAAATAACTTTGAGAAGGCATAATGTAAAGTGATAATTTACTATGTACATATCCTTTTTCCTTTGCTAATTCAAAAACTTTAGGTGTTACTAATTGGTCGTTTGTGTTTTCCATAATAAAAAGTTTATAACACTATCTATGAATAATAGCGAGTTTATCGCTTAATTCAAGGTTCGTGCTGGTTTATATTGTTTTGTTTTTAATTCTTAATTTGTGCTTATCTAATCGCTACTATTCATAGATTAAACGTTATTAAAAATTAAACTAATGCTTTAACCCGCAATTAGCGCAATAATACTTGCCTTTATTATATTTAACGGGTGTTTCTGTTTCGCAATCAAAACATGGTAGTTTTGCCATTTCTACCAATGGGAAACCTTCTAATTTTTGGTGTTGTATGGCTTGCAGTTCTGTTTCGGGTAGTTGAATGGTTTTCTGCTTGTTAAATAATCGTCTAATAAGATACCCTCTTAAAATACTAATTACGGTAAAAAAGATAGTGATTCCTATATTTTTAGTGGGTGTGGTCGCTACGTTTACCAGCGGAAATATTACAAAAGTAGCTGCTAAGGATACGATAAAACCTATAGCAGTGCTACTGATGGTTTCTATAAAACTTTGTTTTTTTGTTTGCATCGCTTTTATTTTGGTACGGCATAGCCATAGAATGAAACTTTACCGTAATAATCATAGCAAAATAATTCGTAAACGTAAGAGCGTTTTTGTTTTGCAAATGTATTGGCATCCTCTAAGACGATAAAGGGGATTGTTTTTTCTTTTTTAATGCGTTCTGTAACATCTAATTTTTCTTGTGTTACAAAACCTACTGCGTGTTGTGTTGGGTTGTTATTGTGCATTTTCTAGGGTTTTACTTTCGTTAATTAATTGGTCTGCATCACTAATATTGGTTGCCCAAATGCGTTTTGCTTTTTTAAGATAAATTAGCAATATGGCTGGGTCTTTGGTGGCTACTGCTTTATCATATAAATAGGCTGTATCAGGTTGGTTTAAGAAAACCAATACTTGGGTTTTAAATTCTTTGTTTTTCATGGGTTTTGAGTTTTTTATATTTTTTTTCTAGCTAAAGCAATGGTATCTAACATTTGCTGGGGTGTAAATCCAAATTCTTGCATTTCTAAAATCCATTTATTTGCAATTTTTTCTTCTTTACTCATTATCAAATCTTCTTTGGTTTAAATAGGTTTCAGGGTACAGCTTTTGGATGGTGCTTTGTGCTAAAATATTATCGTACCTTTTTATGTAGTTAATGGCTTTGGCTTTGTCTACATCATTTAGGCTTTCAAACAACTTTTTTGCTTTTGGTTTGTTGCCTACTTTGTTTGCAAACGTGTTCCAAAAATTAACGAAGCTTAAATCTTGTAAAATTTCATCTACAGAGAATTCTTTGTTTTTTGTAAAGTATTTGAGGTCTTTACTCTCAAAAGGAAATACCGCTTTGTAAAAGTCGGCAGTTTTAGGGCTACTTTTAATTTCGCTTTTAAACTCTTTTAAAACCCCGTTTTCGTCAAAAACAAATAAAAGGGTGGCTTTGGTTTTTTTATGGGTAATTAAATATTTTTTCATGAGGATTGTAATTTTTGGTGAATTTCTCCTGTTACTCTAAACCAAACGGCTTTCCTGTAATCATCATTAATAGTAGCGGTTTGTAAATGTTGCCAAAGCACAAAGGCTTCTGCATAAGGCATGGTTATTTTAAATTCTTTGCGGGCTTCGTGCTTGTCTATTTGCTTTTTTAATAGCTTTTTAAAGATGTTTTCAAACAAGTATTTATTAGCTTTTTGCGCCAGTGTTTCGGGTGTGGCTTCTACAATGTTTTCTTGTAGTATTTTTATAATTTCGGTAAGCTGGTTAAAGTTTGTTTTTAGGGCTATTTTCATGATTCAGTGGTGTTTTCTCGGTGTTTTTTTAGGGTTCTTTTTATGGTATTGATAGATACCTGAAACGTATCTGCTATTTTTTGTAGCTTCATTTTATCTTTTCTCATGGCAATAACTTCTTCTTTTTGAGCATCAGAAAGTTTTATTTTTTTTCCAAAAGCTGTTCTTTCGGCCCAAAATAGGTTGGTATAGTGATCGTTATTTATATCCCCATCTTTACGAACTGGCACAAGTTCTTTACTATCTCTCATGCCATGATAACATTCGCACACTACTTTAGCTACTACATGGCTTCTGTTTCTAAAGTTTACGCTACGTCTTTGTAGTTCTCCTGTTTTTTTACGGGTTTCAAAAATGTTTACCTTTTTGCCGTCTAAGGTTATATGCGTACCATCTTCGTTGCAGAAAAGGTTTAATATTGGGTGTTTTTTCATGTTAATTGTTTTGAGTTTTTACTATTTCGCCACAAGCATCACATTTAAAGCCAATCATTTCGTGCATATCCCAAGCTTCTAAAATTACTATAAAGGTTTCTGTGTGTGGGCAATCGTTTTTTGTTAAAGCCATTTAAAGCTGTTTTAAGAATGCTTGGTACATTTTTTCATACACACTTACTACTTTTGGTAATTCTTTTAAAGGGATACTGTTAAAATTGGTATGGCTAGGTGTATGCTTGTTGCACCAAGCGTCTAATCTTTGTATATCTACTTTACCATTTTCTTTTTCCCAGCGCATTTCATGCGCCATAGAAAGTATTTTAGCTTTCATTCTGCTTTTTGGCGATGGTCTTACAAAACTTTTTATTAAAGCTTGGGTTTCTGTATGGCTTAAATCTTCTAAAACATTGGTTCTGTTGTTAGAAAATGCCATTGCATAGTCATCAGCAACAAAAGAAAGTCCTTCGCATTCTAATAATCTGTTTACGAATATTAATTGATTTGGTGTCATAATTAAAAGTGCTTTTGTGTGTTTTTACTACTTTCCTTATTTAATAGGGGTTATAGCGTTTTTAGGTGCATGTACCCCCATACTTTCACGCTAAATTTTGCAGATAACCCCTATTGTTTAGGCTTCTTTTTTGTCTTTTTTGGGGTGGTTTCGGGTGCAGTTTGTGCTTCTAGCCTTTTGGCAAAAAAGGCGGGATTGCGCTTTCTTGCCATAGCTTCATAGATTACATATTCTTCTACGCCACCAAATCGGTTTTTTTCAGGATAGCAGATAAAGTCTTTTACCAACAACCCCATACCACCGTCAAACAAAATTTGATCTGATATTCTTTTCTTTAAAATTCCGTTTTTGGTACTGTGGGCTATAAAGAATAGTCCTTTTTTACTGCCGTACTTATTCTTTAAAATCCTGTAATCATCCCATGTAAAGCCTGTATAATCTAGGCTATCAAAAAAAATAAAATCAGGGCTATTTCTTTTAGATAGGTAGTTGTCTAAATCTTCTAAAAGGCTATGCCCTTCGGGTTTATTGGCAATGGGGTCTATCACCATAAAATTACCCGATTCTTCTTGCATAGCGTTTCTTGTGGTGGCTTGCTGTAAATCGAACCCATGCCCTTGCTCATAACTTAACCATGCTACTTTACCAAATTGGGTAAATTGCTTGGCAAATTGTATGCAGAATTCTGTTTTACCATTGCCACTAAAACCGTAAATCACAGCGATAAAACATTTAGGTACTTTGCCCAACAATCCTTTAAATTTACTGCTCTTTAGGTTTAGTAGCTTAAAGGTTTTTTGGTGAAATTGCTTAATGCCTAGTACTTTCATTTATTGGTTTTATAGGGTTCTTATATGTTCAAAAGCGGTTTGCATTTCTGCGGGTGTTAAGTTGGTGTTGATCCACTTATCATTCAGATTTAAGTACACAGGCTTGCCGTTTACTCTAAACTCTCTTTCGTCTATTGTTTCTACTTTATTTGCCATAATTATAAGCTAGATAAATTTAACTCTACAGCCTGATACTGTCCTTCGCTATCTTTTAACCAAACCCGTCGGTAGGTCTTGCTTTTAGGTCTTCTAATAGCTTTATTGATTAAGGCTACAGCTTCACTGAATAAAGGTGCATTAACACGTTCTTCGTGCTTTGTTAAGCCCAATACTTTTTTTGTATCCATTTTACCTCTCGAAGTTTCAAAGGCCTCAATAACCATTGCTTTTACAAACTCATTTTTAGACGCTAACTGAACATCTAAAAATTCATCTAACTTGTGTTTTGCAGCAGTAATTATTAAGCTATCAAAAACAATAGGCTCATTTACGTTTACTTCTATTTTAATAGACCCATCGAAGTTGTGCCAAATAAAATTACCTTTTCTGTTCGCTGGGTCTATGCCTTCAGAATTTAAGTAAGCATCATACGCTTGTTGGGAATACTCTTTTAACAACTCGTTTAAAGCAGCTAACTTTTTGTTGGTAGCAATAGCTTCTTTGGCTATTTTAGCCGCCAAACGCTCATGCAAACGCTCTACTTTATTTACACGGTTGTAAGGGATGCTAATACCCGCTTCATCTTGCCAAAATTGGCTTTTGCTTCTTTGTTGTTTGTACACCATTTCTAAACGTTTTTCTACTGTTTCTGCACTCATTTTTATTGATTTTAAAGATTAATTATATACTCGTAAGTTTCGTTAATATCTGCCAATCGTGCTTCTATTTCGCCCCGTTTTGGCTGGTCTTGGCAAGGATTGTTTATTAGCCAAGCTTCTTGCTCTTGCTTGGTGGTTTTTAAATAGTTTAATAGGCTCATTTTTATTGGTTTAAATTTTAAGGTAACTTCTTTGTACATCTGTAGTTCAAAGGCTATTTTTTTTAATGCGAAGTAGTAAAAGCACCGTTCTCTGTTTACTGAATTCGCCACCTTTGTAGGGCTACAATTGGGGATATTTAAAAATAGCACCACCATTCTGCGGGCTTCGGGTATTTTACCTTTTTTATTTTTAGATAAAATGTGAGATACTGTAATTCCGTAGGCTTCTGCCACTATTTTTAAAATGATATTATCCATCTAAAACTTCCTTATTTATCTTGCCAATTAATCGAGAATAGCTTTCTCTCATGGTTACTTTGTGCGGTGCAAAAAGAATAGTATTTACGTTATGGTTTTGAATATAGGTATCTTCTATACGCTCATTTCGGTAAATGGTTTTGTGGCGTTGGTTGCTCAATTGCATAACTGTTTTTAAAAACTGGATATCTCTTTTTACCCATTGATTGCGCCACCAAGCCCAAAAGGTTTGCATTTCTGCCATTTCTTGAATAGCCAAAGCATCTAGGTCTATTTCATCTTGTAAATAACGTAAACCAGCGTTAAACTGAAAGTGGCAAAAGGTGGCGTTATCCCAACCCAAAAGCTGTTCTATTTGGGTTTTAATTTGTTGGTTTTCTGCCTTAATTCTCTGTACATGTGTTAGTGTTTTCATAGTCTAGGCGGTTTTTAAGTGTGCGTGAACTAATCTTTTTACTACTCTAAGATCGCCATCGGATGCGTTAAAGATTTCTGTAGCTTGTAAATCATCGGTAATACCGTTAGCCATACATATTTTAACAACATCGGTTCTGTTGGGTCTTGGCACTACCATAAACTGCCCGCCAATTCTGCTGTAAATTTCTTGATAGCCTTTTTTATTCTTTTCTACCCCGTCCGTAATTCTGCGCTTTAAATAAGGGGTTGCTTGTATAATTAAGCCACATTTACCTTCTAAACTGTTGTAAATACTGATAAAGAAATAGAGTACTTTATCTTGCAGTTTGTCGGCTTCATCTATGATTATTAAAGGCTTATCTAGCTTTAGCAAGCGTTTAATAACGGTTTGCATTAAACCCGCTACTTGACTGCTGGTAACTTCTTCTCCCATTATTTTAAGCAGTTCTTTTAAGAAGTTTTTTTGATTGAAATACTCATGCGCCTTTAGCACAAAAATATTTTCTTGATCTATATAATCTGCGGTAGATGTTTTGCCTGTACCCGCATTGCCAACAATGCCGTAGGTGTTTGCGTTTAGCCTTGCATCTGCAATTAGCTGGCTAATAAATTGGTAAGGTCTTGTTTCTACCATTTGCCAATCGTTGGCTTTGCATACTTGCTTTTGTAGGTTGCGCCAAGCATCATCAGATATTACATTCCAATTTTCTTTAAGCACATGGCTTATGTAGGCGTTAGATACCCCTTTAAGCATTTTACTAGCTTTGTTTTGACTGCCACCCGCTATGTTCTGTACATAGTTGCGTAATTCTGTGGCAATTTGTTTTTTTTGTTCGTCTAAAATTTCCATTTTTGTATTTGTATTTAGTTACAGTTTTGGCATAGTTGCTTTGGTAGAAGCTTCTGTGCCTTTTTTTTATGATCTATTTAAAATTTGTTTAAATGGGTTAATTTCTTCTTCGTCTTCTTCATCAATAGCCATCGAAATCACTTTACCGTTTTGGGTAGCTGTAATTAATTGCTGGTCTTTATGGGTAACTTCTTTTACCAAAACCCCAGCTTGTAGTCTGCTTTCTGCATCTATTTCTGCCCTACCTAAAACTGCATCCCTTTCTTGTATAAAGCCTTGTATGTATGGGGCTAAAATTTTCTTTTCGTTTAATCGAAGTCTTAACAGTTCTGCATCACCTTCTTCATAATCTGCAAGAGCAGCTGGCGATTTTTTGTATTTGTAAGCCACAAAGCGTAATTGCTCACCATCTGTAATTAATACGTGGTTTAAATTAGCTTCATCATACACCACATTTACAGATGTACCAATGTGTTTGGCAATTTGCATTTGGCTTAACTCGTACACATGTTTGTTGCCTAAAATGCTTACTTCAATACCTTTACTTGTAATTTTGTTGGTTTGTAAGGCTAAACCATCACGTTTTACGTTTTGTTTCCCGAATATTTGCAGTCTTTGTTCTTCAGATAGTAGATACTTTTGGCTCTTTTCAGAACCTTTAAAGGCTTCTAACCATTCCTGTTGCCTGTTTAATTCGCAATCTTTTCTGCTAGTTCTACGCATGGCTTCTATAAAGAGGTGTATTTGTTCTGATGCATTGTCTAGTACAGGAAAGTTCTTTGCTTTTAGGGTATCAGGGTTTAATTTTTGCTTTGCAGTTAAGTTATGCCCACTATAATTGTGCGGAAACATCTTTTTTAAAGTTTGATGCCAAACTGTACCAAAAGAACGCTCTATGTATTTAGATTGCGAATTTTTAAGCTGTGCTGGTGTAAAATGATTGGTAGTATCATTGTAAAACTGCTCTAAAGGTGTCGTGTTTTTACCACTTATAGCCCATCTATCTGTTTGTAGCTGTTGCCATTTATAACTACCACCTGTTAACTCCATGATATGCCTGTTAGCGTTTCTGTAAGCTTCTTTTACCAGTTCTACAGTAATGGTGTCGCCAAAGGCATATCCCAAAATATAATCGTTAAAAGTGTCTATAACCACGTATAATGATGGTCTGTAATAGTCTTTGTGAGGTGCTTTATAGAAAATATCGAGGACGTTATCATCGCCATTAATCAATAAAAGTGGGGCAGATGGTCGTTTTCTTTGTATTTGCTTGCTGTACGTGGTAACAGTTTTACCTAAGCCATCACGTTCTAATTTTAAGCGTAAATGCCACATTTTAGCACGATAGCCCACAGCTTCGGGTGTAATGGTTTCGTAATCATTTTCTACAGCAAATTTGTTATATTCTATGGCTACTTCTGTAAAATCTATCTTATTACGAAGGCTTAAAAGCTTAAATAAGTAGGCTTGTGCTAAATCATCATTTACTTTTGCGCTAAAGGTGTTACCAAACTTGTGTGTATCTATTAAAGTTTCATACCCTTTTTTGGTATATTCCTTTAGTTTTGGCAGTAAGTGTTTTCGGGTTTTAGGTAAATTTACCTGATTTGATTTAATTAACTGAAAAACGGCTTTCCAAAAATCCATGATAGAAATATTGAACTCTTTTTTAAGCGTAGCCTTATCTTCTGTTAGTTCCTGTAGCATATTCAGCCAATTAGCAGCAGTTGTGTATCTGCTCACATAATTTATTTGTGGCTTACCATTTAGATCTGTATTACTAGCTGGAAGCTTTAAACCATTCGGTAAAATGTAGTTATTGTAGAAATCTTGTGCGGTTTGGTCGTGTTTTAAGGTGTTTAGGATGGGCTGTTTTACAGCGTATTTGTACGGACAACCATATATATCAAGTACTTTGGCTTGGTACTTGGCTGGTAAACTTTCATATTCAATGTATATAGTGGTTGTCTGTGTTCTACTCCCATAAGTTGTGATTCTACCCCTAGCCTTATTAGACTTAAAAGTACCTGTACCCATCACTTTAGGCACAAACTCATCATATTCTAAACATAAATATTTTTCGATATACCTCATATTAATGTATTACAAGTCTTTTCAATTCCTGAATGAATTTAGATTTATTCTGTTCTGCATAAACATCTATAAGCTGTATCACTTTAGCATTATCCGTATTTAAAGACGCACCTGATGTTTCAGCAGTTCTAACCTTTTTTACTGTGCTTTCACAAACCCCTGTAATTTCAGCGACTATTTTAGCTTCAAGAGCATAAGTTTTTTTAGGACGTTTGGTTTTTTTATTCATATATTTGAAAACAGTTTTATACTTTAAAGTACAAATATACAAACTTATTTGTATCTTGCAAACATATATGCAATAAATACAATGATAAATACAAATATATTTGAACGAATTACAAAGATAGCTGAAACAAAAGGTTTTAGAAGTATCAATGATTTCGCTTTAAATGGTTTAGGTTATAAGTCTAGTGAAAAGATAAACAGGCTAAAAGACCCAACAAAGAAGCCGTCATTTGAAATTGTACACGATATTTCAAACAAGTTTGAAGATATTTCTGTAAGATGGTTGGTTACAGGTGAAGAAGAAAGCCCAAGAATACAAAGTGTTAGGGAACCAGCAGAAAATTATAATTTAAAGACAGATAGAAAAGTAGATTTACAGACAATACCCTTATATGATGTACAGGCAATTGCTGGTATTACCCCAATCTTTACAGACCTAAATAAGCTAAAACCCCTAGATTTTTTACATATACCCAATGCCCCAAAAAGTGACGGTGCAATTTATGCAAGAGGTGATAGTATGTACAGCATCATAAAAAGTGGCGATATTCTTTGCTACAAAACAATAAATGATATAGAAAATGATATATTTTGGGGTCAAATCTACATTTTAGACCTTACTTTATCCACAGATGATCTTTTAACTACCAAGTACATAAAAAAGGGCAAAGATGCACAACATATTTTGCTAGTATCAGCAAACCAGCATCATCAAGATAAAGAAATTCATATCTCAAAAATAAGAGGTTTAGCCCACGTTAAAACTATTGTAAGATTCCCTTAAAAAGCATCATTTTTTAGCACCTACCCATATACCAACTTCATAATATTTAGATGTTAAGTATATCTTAGCCACACATACCCATACCCTCAAAAGGCACTTTTAGACCAAAATGGAACTAATTTATGCAACTTTTTTGAAACTAATTAGGGTATAAACTATACCAAAAAACTATACCCAGCCCTATACCCAACACTTAAATTTCGGCAAAATTAGGGTTAAATTTTAAAGGCTTTAAATACTTTTAAACCCTTATAAATATTATATTTACCACCAATAGGGCAAAGTATTTAAGATAGGTTTAAAAGGTATTTAAAGAACCTT